ATTTCTACAATACCGGGGTCTATCAATCCGCCCATAAAGTTACCAGATGGCCTGATAACCGCAGCGCTTAATACTGCTGATGCCGGATCACTAGGTCCGCCAGATTGGTTTTGTACCCGCAGGGATACAACCCCGGGCGCTGACACGTAGCTGGTAATAGTGGGGCCTGTATACGACACATCTGTTGTGTGAAGTGTGAAATCACCAATTTGTGCACCTGCAACCGGTATGTTTACCGTTTGACCGGCTCCAGCAGCCAGCAAGGGGACATCAATTGCCAAGCTGCCGATAGACTGTACATGGTCATCCATTGCCATCCAGCGAATGCGCCCAGGAGCCAGCTGTAACGCCCCGCCACTTACATTCGAAACCCTAGCACGAACCTGGGTCGCAGCATCGGTTGCCACCGTCAAGTGCTGGTTTCCGATAGCCGTCTGATATGCGACTTGGAAAAAACTTGTTAGCGGTGTTTTTGCAGATCCCGACCCAATCAACGCAGAACTACCGTCAGCGGCAGACGCGGGGGTAACAGCCCGGTCAAGATATGGTGCGCGGGTCTTAAAGATGAACTCCCCGTGCTCGATATCAATTTCATGTTGTTGCGAGCTTATGATTCCAGTATCGATATCGTATGTATCGCGCTGGCTACCATTAGTGATAGTACACCCGCGCAGCCGAAACGCCCCAGTCTTGACGGATGCAGCACGGAAATAAAATGTTTGCGCCCCAGCCCCGCTGCTTACTATCAGCATGTCATTTAGCGAAAGTACTCCGCCGTTTTCCGTCCTAGTGAAATTACCGGGAGTCGCCTGATTAATAAGTATTTTGCCGCCGCGCACAAAGAAGCTGGCCCCACCCTTTGACCATATTGCTAGTTTTGCATTCTCAGATTCAAAACCATTGATCCACATTTCTGTATTTCTGATCCCTTCTAGATCGGCAACTTTGTTCCGGTTGAAGGTAAGGTGCGTGGCGTTCATGTTACAGCCTACACGGACTCCCACATTGCAGTCGTTCGTCAGAACGCCATCAATCATTGACCAGATTGACTGAGAGTTTTTGAAGTCTATACCCGCATCAACTGCGGAATGGATTTGACAATTGCGAATTGTGTACTCGTCATTGTTTCCGTCAATCGCACCTCCGATCACGATGCCATTCGTGATTTTTCCTGCTGGCGTGGCGTCCGTGCTGCCACCCGTGGTGGTATCCGTCAGCCATCTGCGGCCGATTATGACCCGCTCGACGACGTGGTTTTCGTTTGTTCCTAAAGTTGCAAGTGGGGCCTCTGCTTCGAAATAGATCGCAGCGCTTGGGGTGTTAGTGATATCTCCAAGCAGGATCATGTCGGAGATACGGCATCGTGAAGAATCGACCACCCGGACCATCGGCAGACCTGCTGTCCCAGTCCATTTAAGCAGTCCTTCACTGCCGGACAGATCAAGGGTTTTTTGAAGGATCTGGATAGTTGAGCTGATAGCAGCAGCCCTGCCGTTAAGCAGATCAATGCGGCCACGCCCAACTACTGTTGGGGATACATATGTAGAATCAACATATGCCTGTAATGCTGTAGAATTATCTGTTCCAGTAGAATCATCCCAATCATATACAATGATTGGATTTAAACTTGGAGTGTAATTCAAGTACCCCCCAACAGTAGTTGTTGGGTATATCAATGCAGGATCAAAACCTACGAGAGATGCACCTTTTGTCTGGTCAACACTATCAGCTAAATCTGTCCGCAAGACATCAGTATATGCTTGGCTGTTAGCTTCTACAACATCTAGTGCTGATTGTGAAGCAAAAAAGGCAACATCTTCAAAAGCTGCTGTACCAAGCTGGGAAGCTGTTAATTCTAGTGAATCTAATCTAATATCTAAGTCTGATGGGCTATCTATTTGTACAAGATTTACCCCATTAAATTGCCAGACATCTCCACTAGGCTTAACAATAACTGAAAACCATTTAGGGACAGGGCAACTATAATAAGTAGTACCTACTGCAAAATATAGGCGGTTATCTACTGTGTTGTAATGTGCTTGCCCATTTACAGCAGGAGGGAGGGATGCAACAATACTATCCACATTACGATCAAAAAGAAAAGAGAACTTAAGTAAGTTCTGATCCATACCAGGGTTCCAGCCAGATTCTCCAAAACTCCAACCATATGCCCCCTCAACCCAAGGGGATTGTTGTTGTGACATTTAAAACTCCTTACGCGTCTGGTGGTGTTGGCCGGAAATTGGTGTCCGGAAAGTTGGGGTGTTCAGGCCACCGCCTTAGTAGTTTTCTATATGTTCTCCACTCTGTTATAGAACTTCTAGCAGTAGAATCAGAATCTTGTAGTTTATATATCTCTATATCGCAATAGGTAAGCTCCGAATTCCTCCATTTACGCTCTAAGGCTTGGTAATTCTCAGATTGGTCATATTGTTCTGTGACTAAGCTACCATTTTTTGTAGATAGTTTATAACCTTTGCCTTGCTTTACTAGGACATCCTCATACTCTAGTTTAGACAATTCAATGGCGTCCTTCGGAATTTGTTCATTAAACGGTTTGATGTAAAAACCGTTTGTACTTTGACTGAAAAAATATTGCATATTAAATTCCTATGGTCATATATAAAACAGTGTTCCCCCCAACCTCCGCTGAATATTTAAAACCGGAAGTTGTTGGTACAGCAGTTCTCCAAACAGCAGCAGAGGATGCAGCAGAGGATGCTCCTGTAAATACAACAGAAAATACTGATGTTGGGAAGGTTAAAGGAAAACTTACAGTTTGTTCTGTGAGGGCTGTTCCTGTAACATGGGCACCCCATTGAATTATCAATCCATTCGGAAGTTTTTGGAAGCCGTTAGTAGAAATACTCTGATTTAACCCTTGAAAAGCTTCTTTTAGTCTTAGTGGTGTAATTAACGTGGTATTTGATACAAATGATTGTGCTTGTGCTGTTGATGCTACAGTTGTTTTAGCATCAACTTCTGCTTGGGTATAAGTCTGTGCTTGAGAGTATACACTTAGATTAGTCCGAGCAGTCGCTGTGTTTGTAAGGTCTGCAAGATTCTGAGCTTTAGCTAAATAAAGACTATCTGTCTCAGTCTTAGTGTAGAAATCACCAGCCGAAGCGAATGCAATAATCCAATAAGTATTAGTTACATCCAGCTCTGGGTCTTGGTTGGTATGAGTAAGAATACAACGGTAGACAGTACCATTAGTTGTGCCTTGTACATAGCTTTTATTTGCTTGATATTCAGTCTCAGCATCCCAATCTACCATACCGAGTTGGTTGGCATGAGCCATGAAGCCATCTTGTTTATTCTGGGAGTAGTTTTCCCATTGGCGTGGTGGAATTTCAACCCCCCAACCAGTTTGATATTTTGTATCACCCGGATCAAGGATATCACCGGCAGATGCCCAAACGATATTCATGCCAGATGGTTTTGAATTAAAAGCCATTATTTATCCTCAAAGTTAAAATAAGGTAGCGTATGTTCCGCCACCTATAATTGCAAAATCTGAATCACCGTAACCAAGTCCATATCCAAGTCCATAGCCATATGTTCCTGTCAAATCACCATAACCTTTAGCACCTGGAGCACCTTGGAAACCAAAGTAATCATCGGCTAGGAAGTAACCAAAATTAACCCTAACACCAACAGTTTTTGGAATAAGTCTTGATGGATACCCTGCACTAGATGATGTATAGTTCAACAACACCTGCTCGAAAGCTGTAAGCTCTCTGCCAAATAGAATGGTATACTCTGCTTCGCCTTCTGCAAGATACGCTGTAGTAGCTGTACCAAACAAGAAGTTAATGAAAGCAATAAATTCTTCAGGAGTAGATGCTGTATTATTCTTTAGAATCTTAGCTTTGATGAACAGACGATATGTTTCATCATCAAGGAGAATGTTGCCACCAAGAGGTTGTCCAAAGTCATACCATCTACTACCAACTGCCGGATTACCAAAATCCCCGTAGCCACCAGCTTTCAACGCACCTTGGAAACCAAAGAAGTCAAATAGATCAGCAGAGATTAGTTCTCTTGGTTGACCAACAATCTCCCCAATAATATCTAGTGTTGCCCCAGTAGCTTCATCAATACTTCTTTTCTGAAGTAAGTCTTTGAATACCTCTTGGATTGTATATTGTTGGTCAATGATTAGTTGTAGGTAACGGTCTAGGATATCTTTATCCTTGAACTGTTCAGTGATTTGGCTTCTTGCTGTCTCTAGATAATCCTC